CACTGAACAAGCCACGGTATGATACAACAGATCCACCAGCACATCAACCAATGTGGTATGATCAATGGACACCAAATATCTTCCGGAGGTTCCGCGTGTCGGGGATAAAATACACAATCGCAATGCAAAACGCAGAAATGTTTGCACAATACTTCATAGCAGCACGACCACAAGGAACTGCAGTATCTGAAACCAATGTGCTGGCACTCATGGAAGACAAATCCACAAACTGGCGGATGGGCGGATCAATCAACGCCAACAACGGAATAGTACACATCAGAGGCTACATGGATGTGGCAAAGACACTCGGTGTCTCAAAGATGGCAATCAAAGAAGACGAGTACTACGCAGCAGACTACAACAGCGATCCAATCAAACTCGCCTTCCTGAACGTCTACGCCTGGTCAACAAAGGCAGCAGTAGAACCATTCACCATGAACATGACCGTCACACTGACCTACTACGCTACACTGTTCGGGAGGAACACACCGAACACATCTTAGAGACCATCGCGCTCACGCTTCGCGGTCTCACGACCGCTCGCTCCGCGCGGGGGCTTCCATAACGAGAACTTGATTTGCGAGTTCTTGTGTGGATGTTTTTTTTTATCCTACTTTGGCATATATAGCAGAGAGCATTTCTATATAAATAAAGGGCAAATCGAGAAAAAAAAACGAAAAAAGTGACAACATGCTGGGGCCAGAACTCGAAAATCCGGAAGAAGTCGCAATTCCTTCTTGCTCAGAAGTTCATTGCTCAGAAGTCTCCGAAGAGGTAATAATAGGCCTCTTCGGAGACATCGAGTCTGACTTTGGGCAAAAATTCAGAGAGTGGGTGTACACCATCAACAACTACACAGAAGATGATTTGGCAGCTATCAGAAGCATCAAATCCAGATATCACATCTGGGCACCAGAAGTTGGGAAAGAAGGTACACCACACATACAAGGCTACATCGTCTTCACGAGCCAAAGAACCAGGAAAGCAATATCAAAAGATTTGAAAAGAGCATGGCTGGCACCACGAGCGAAAAAGTCGAAACCAGTTTACTGTCGAGATTATATTCGTGGGCCATATGAGAAGAATGGTAAGAAGAAACCATTCAATCCAGAACATGTGGAGACAGGGACCATACCCGCGCAGGGGGAACGTAATGACGCCATCGAATGCCTGGACTTCATCAACCAGGGCAAACGGAAAAGAGACGTCCTCGACCACGAAGATCACACACACGTGCTCAGAAAATTCCCAAGATACGTTGACTTTGCATGTAGTATCGCAGAAGAACGACGAGCCCGAGCAGAATACAAGGCCCGTATATTTCCAACGGTACACGTCAGATGGAGCCGCGAATCCGGCACTGGCAAGACAACCGAGGCAGAGGAAATGGACCCCATACGCGCACAAATCACAAAGGACCACGTTTGGTTCGACGGCTATGATGCACACGAAGCCATATTATTCGACGAGTTTGAAGGAGAAATCCCATTTAACCAATTCAAACAGCTCATCGACAAGTTCCCCATTCGTCTGGAAGTCAAAGGAGGCAACAAATGGAGACTATGCAGACATATTTGGATCACATCCAACAAACCTCCAAATGAATGGTATCCATGGCTGACAGCCCATCAACAGACGCAGCTAGCCAGAAGGCTCCATGACGTAAAAGAATTAAATATTCTTCTTCTATAAAGAAAAAGAATGGCTTATCGACGTGCCAATACATACAAACGGAAACGGAACCCGGCGTACAAGAGGCGCCGGAATGTCCGAAGGAAGAGGAACTGGCGCCGACGAGGCCGCAATTCTGGAAAGATTTCGAGTGCGAGAATGTACTCAATTCCAGACAGGACCATTGTGAAGCTGAGATACATCGAAGTGATGCCAGTGAATGTGGCCAGCCTGCCATATGTGACGCAGGCAGCAATCTACATGAGTTCACTGAACAAGCCACGGTATGATACAACAGATCCACCAGCACATCAACCAATGTGGTATGATCAATGGACACCAAATATCTTCCGGAGGTTCCGCGTGTCGGGGATAAAATACACAATCGCAA